TACACTTATCATACAATCTTCCAGAGATTGCTGGTTTAGACTTGACTCTACATGGTCATGTCTTTAATGCTCTTGATGATGTATATGTTCAAGATGCAGTTGATAACAGTAAGTATAATGGGTATGGTGATAAACTTCACTTAGCTCATAACGCTGAAGTATTCTTGGGTACACCAAGATACTACAACTTAGGACTTTCTGTTAATTTCTAAAATGGTAAAATTGGGGGGTTTGAAAAAACCCCCTTTTTTCCAAAAAAAGTCTTGACTTATTCAGGTTTTATTCGTAGCTTTAAGTGTTGAAAATGGGGATTTTTTAATCTAAATGTATCAAAATATTTATTTCGAACAAAAAAAACAAAGAGTACATATATGGGATGACGAAAAGGGTTATTTTGTTATTCCTTATAGAAAATATGCTTATATAAAAGATAGAAGTGGACAACATATATCTTTATACGGTGACAAATTAAGAAAGATAACCAAATGGGATGCTGAAACACCAAATTTATTTGAATCAGATGTACCACCTGAAACCAGAGTATTGGTAGACCAATATACTAAGAGTGAAGATACTTCAAAGGGACATACAATTTTTACATTGGATATTGAGGTTGAAGTTACTGAAGGCTTTCCTGATATCCATAAAGCAAATAATAAAATAACTTCTATTGCGATACATCGGTCTGATACTGATAAGTATTATGCTTTAGTGTTAGACCCAAAAGATAATCTAAAACTTAAATCATATGATAATGTAGAGATAGAATCTTTTGAGAATGAGTTTGATTTACTACAGAAGTTTTATCTAATATATTTAGAAATTAAACCGACAATATTAACAGGTTGGAACATAGACACATTCGATATGCCATATCTTTATAATAGAAGTTGTAATGTTGTTGGGAAGAATGTAGCTGATTTATTATCTCCAATAAGAATAGTGAATTGGAATAAACATAGAAAGAGGTATATGTTTGCTGGTGTAAGTTGCTTAGATTATTTAGCCTTATATAAACTGTTTACCTATACACAACTATCTTCATATAGATTAGATGCAGTTGCAGAATTTGAATTAAGTGAGAATAAAATTGAATATACAGGTACTCTTAATGATTTATATGAAAATGATTTGGATACATTTGTGGAATATAACATACATGATGTTAGGTTAGTAAAGAGATTAAATGATAAATTAGATTTTATTGAGATGGCACGTGGTGTATGTCACGTAGGTCATGTTCCATATGAAGATGTGTATTTTTCATCACGATATTTAGAAGGTGCTATATTAGTTTATCTAAGAAACATAGGAGTTGTTGCACCCAACAAACCACCTAGACCTGAAAGGTTAGAAGGCGGTGATAAATTTGCAGGTGCTTATGTACAACCACCACAAAAAGGGAAACATGATTGGGTATTTGATTTAGATATTACTTCAATGTATCCATCGGTTATTATGTCTCTGAATATATCACCTGAAACTAAATTAGGTAAATTAAATGGTTGGAATGCAGAAGAGTATATGTCAGGTGTGAAAAAGACTTACACTCTCGTAAATAATGGGGTAGAGCGTGGTAAGTTGACAGAAACAGAATTAGAAGACTTTTTCGAAAAGAATAATGTATCGGTATCGTCAAATGGTGTTTTGTATAGAAATGATAAACAAGGATTGATACCCGCGTTATTATCTAAATGGTTCGATACTCGTGTGGAGTATAGAAAGTTGATGAAGAAGTTTGGTGACGCTGGAGATGAACAGAAGTATACATACTTCAAAAGTCGTCAGTTAATTCAAAAGGTAGTTCTAAACTCATTATATGGTGTTTTGGGATTGTCTGTATTTAGATTCTATGATTTGGATAATGCAGAGGCTACCACACTTACAGGTCAGGAGTTGATTAAATTTACTAAGAAGATTGGCAATCACTTTTATAACAGAGAGTTAGGAGATGATAAGGATTACTGTATATACATCGATACTGATTCGGTATTTTATTCAGCTCTTCCATTGGTTAATAAAAGATTCCCTAATAAAGAATTTACAGAAACCAGAATGAGCAAGGTTATATTAGATGTTGCTGATGAGATGCAAACATATCTGAATAAATCCTACGATTACTTTGGTAAGAAGTTTTTGAATTTGGATAAACATAGGTTTGAGATAAAGCAAGAGTTGATAGCTAAGTCAGGTTTGTTTATTGTGAAGAAACGTTATGGTATGAAGATTATCAATGACAATGGAGTAAAGGTAAACAAACTACATGTAAAAGGTTTAGACTTAGTTCGTAGTAACTTCCCAAAGGCTATGGGGCAATTATTAAAAGATGTGTTGGAAGATATATTGGCTAATGTGCCTAAGGAAAAGATTGATGAAAGAATTATAAATTTCAAAGAGTCTATGAAATTAGTTGAGTTTGATAGGATAGCGATGCCAACAGGCGTTAGAAATTTAAAGAAATACAGTGCCGGTAAAAAAGGTAATTTTACACAATTTGCAAAGGGTTCACCCGCACACGTTAAGGCTGCAATAAACTATAATGATTTGATGAAACACTTTGGGGTATTTAAAAAGCATGAACCAATATCAGAGGCCGAAAAGATAAAGTGGGTATATCTAAAACAGAATGATTTAGGATTAGAATCATGTGGGTATAAGGGATATGATGACCCACCAGAAATAATAAACTTTATAAAAACTTTTATAGACCATAAGAAAATGTATTCACAGATGTTAGAAAAAAAGATTACACTTTTTTATGAGACATTAAAATGGAATCAACCAGTCAATAAAAAAACATCTATGGAAAGATTTTTTTGATTTTGAAAATAATAAGTAATATATATTAATATAATAGGAGAAATAGGTTATGCAAAAAGTAATGTTGAATAGGTTCATCGATAAGTACTATCTTAGCGGTAATTGTTCATCGGTTGTAATAAAAAGTACAGGCAATCAACTATCAACAAGATTCATCACAGGTGATAAGAATTTACTTGGTGAATTAAAATTAGATGGTTGGAGCTTTGATGAAATAGAAATGGGTGTGTACAATACTGAACAGCTTGTCAAATTATTATCTGTACTTTCAGATAATATTGGAATGGATTTAATGAAGGTTGGTGATAAAGCTGTTTCACTAAAACTATCTGATAGTAAATCAACTGTTAACTATATGTTATCTGATTTATCTGTTATAAATACACCACCTAATCTTAAACAAATACCTGAGTTTCAATTGAAGATAAGAGTTGATTCTTCATTTATGAATAAGTTTATTGCAGGTAAGTCTGCTTTACCAGAAACCGATAATTTTACTGTTATAACTACAGAGAATGATTGTAAAATTGTAATTGGACATGCTGAGATAAATACAAATCGTGTTACACTACCTGTTGAAACTGATTCAATGGAAAGAATAGATAATGTATCGTTTAATGCAAATCTTTTTAAAGATGTTTTAGTAGCAAATAAAGAATGTGAAAGTGCTACACTTGAAGTATCATCAGAAGGATTAGCAAGAATCAACTTTAAAATAGATGATTATGATGCTACATACTATCTTGTTGCTGAAACAGATGTGTAAATGGAATCTTATGTAGACAAAACAAAAATATCTTTACGGCCAGTTCATAAAAAACTGGCCAAAGATATGATTGTAAGAAATCATTATAGCAAAAAGTTCTCTGCGTGTAGGTATACACTTGGAGTATTTAATAAATCTACAGAGCATAAGTTTTTCGGTGGAGAAACAGAAGATTTTATAGGTGTCGCTTGTTATGGATTTCCGGTAGGGCGACGAGTAGTAGGTTCTATATTTAGTGAAGAAGTTATCGATAATAAAAATATCTTAGAATTAAAAAGATTATTTATTCACGATGGGTATGGGAAGAATATAGAATCACATGTGATATCATCTTCATTTAAATGGCTTAAGGAATATGCACCTGATATAAAAGTTTTAATATCATATGCTGATCCTGAACAATCACATGATGGTGCTATCTATCAAGCAACTAATTGGATATATCAAGGTTGTGGAGACTTTCAATTAGCTCCTACATATTCTCTTAAACTTGAAGAGAATGGAGACTGGATGCATAGTAGAAATGTGTATGCAAGGTTTGGTTCTGCTGCACCTGAAAAACTAAAGAAAGCTGTCGGACATGATTTTTGGTTAAAGAAAGAAGCTAGTAAACATCGGTATATTTACTTCTTAGGTAATAAAAAAGAAAATAGGTATTTCAAAAAAATGATGAAACATCCTATAATGGCGTATCCAAAGAATTACAAACATGATGTTGAAATAACAAAAATAGAGGTTGAAAATACAAAATGGGAACAATAGAACATAGTCTATGGGTTGAACGTTATCGCCCTACTCAGTTAGAAAAGTATATTGGTAACGAGCACTTAAAAAGTAAGGTATCGGTATATCTTGAAAGTGGTGATATGCCACATCTATTATTATTTGGTAGAGCTGGTACGGGAAAGACTACGTTGGCAAAGATGTTAGTGAATAGTATTGAATGTGATTATCTATATATCAATGCATCTGATGAGAATAGTGTAGATACAGTTCGTAATAAAGTTAGGAACTTTGCTTCTACAATTGGATTCAAAGATATGAAGATAATAATATTAGATGAGTGTGATTACATCACACCAAATGCACAAGCTGCACTTCGTAACCTTATGGAGACTTTTTCTAAACATTGTAGGTTTATTCTAACTTGTAACTTTGTAGAAAGAATCATAGACCCAATACAGAGTCGTTGTCAATCATTTCAGATTGTACCGCCGTCAAAGAAAGAAGTAGCTGTTCATCTTGTAAACATTTTAAAAGAAGAAGGTGTAAAACATTCTAGCGATGATGTTGTAAACTTGGTAAACTCAGGATATCCTGATATTCGTAGAGTTATAAATTCCGCACAAAGACAGGTGGTTAATGGTAATTTAGTAATTGACGAACAAGCTTTGATTGAAAATGATTATAAATTAACTTTAATAGAGATTCTAAAAAAAGAAAACAAAAGAGACTCATTCAAAAAAATAAGGAAACTTTTAGCTGATAGTAAGGTTACTGATTTCTCTGATGGATTCAGATTATTATATGATACATTAGATGATTGGGCTGTTGGACATACAGCCGAAGCTATACTAACTTTAGCAGAAGGACAGAGGGATGATATTGTTGTGGTTGATAAGGAGATAAATTTTATGGCTACGATGGTAAAAATATTAACAATAATTAAGTGAGGATAAGATGACATTAAGACCACAGAAACCAATACCACAACCTAAACAACAAGCACAAGTTGATATATCAGACGCAGAAACAATGAAGTGTGACGAGTGTGGTAACTATACATTTATACAAAGTTTTTTTCTAAAAAGACTTTCTGCAATAGTATCACCAACAGGTAAAGAGGCTATCATACCTATACAGGCATTTGCTTGTGGAAACTGTGGTAAGGTACCTGAAAATATGAAGTCAGAAATAGATGGCTAAATCATTATTCGATCATATAAAACAAATTACTGATGTTCAAAACCCAAACTATTGGGAAGAAATTTCAGATGTGGATAAAAAGACATGGTCTAATTATATGGTTAACAGATTTTTATCGATGAAAATGGATTGGGTTGATATAGTAAATGAAGTACAACGCTATGACTTACCGCCTGATATTCTATACAAACTATATACAAATATTTTTCCAAAAGGCAGACAATGGTTAAAATATATCAAAGGAGATAAGAAAATGAAATATCCTAAATGGTTATACGAAATAGTTGCACAACACTTACAGTGCAGTACGAGGGAGGCTTCACAAGCTGTGGAGATGTACGAAATATCCACAGGTGGACAGTCAGAATTAAAAGACATATTAATTAAATATGGTAAAACAGAACAGGAGTGTCGTAAGATTGGATTATGAGCGTAACTGATTTTACAGTTGAATATACAAATAGAAAAGCTGTAAAGGGGTTTATTGAAAAATACCACTATTCAAAAAACATAAATGGTATTCAATCATATCATCATTTTGGTTTGTATACAAAAGGTAACTTTGGATTACCGAAAATGATAGGTGCTATGTTATATGGTATTCCATCAATGCCAGCAACTGCTAAAAAGTACAATCCTATAAATCCTAACAGATGTATGGAGTTAAGAAGATTAGTTTGTATTGATGACACACCAAAGAATACAGAAAGTTACTTTGTTGGCAAGACACTCAGATGGCTTAAAACAAATAGTAATACAGAGGTTGTAGTCTCTTTTGCTGACCAACACTATGGTCATTCAGGTATAATCTATAAGGCTAGTAATTTTGAATATTTAGGTGAAACAGCTAAGGCTAGAATATTAATGGTTGATGGTAAAGAATATCATGCTAGGTCATTAAATCAAAAGGAAAGACCATATGGTAGAGAATTAAAAAGAAGATTTGATGATGGTGATGAAAATATTTTTTACGTTAACAGAAAACCAAAACATATTTATGTATACTATCTTAATAAAAAAATCAAAAGACAAATAAAAAAGTTAAATGATAACAATTGAATTAGTTAGGGATATAAGTCAGAAAAAGGTTGTAAAAAATATTATAGAAAATCATCACAGTTATGTAGCATCTAATGATTCAGTAGGAAGAAGAATAGATTGGTTAGTTTATCACTCTGATTATACTAATATTTTAGGTGTCGAAAAGCCCATAGGGATGATTGGTATAGGATCTTCCGTTTATCCATGTCCTAAAGATATATTAAATTTCTTAGGTAAAAAGGCAGATGAGTATAAAGAACCTAAACATTTCAATACTATAGCAAACAATTGGAGATTCTGTATGACAAAATCAATAAAAAATGCAGGAACACAGATATTGAAACAGGTTAGAAAACAAGCACCTATAGAGTGGAAGAAAAAATATGGAGATGATTTGAAGTGGTTAATTACTTTTGTCGCTGGTGGTAATAATGGTGCTGTCTACAAAGCAGATAATTGGAAACAGATTGGTGAAACTACTGGTATGGCAAAAGAAAGAAAGTCATTTTCAGTCAAATGGAATAGTGCTGAATATTTGAAAGAAACTTTTTTACCACAAACAGGTGAAAATAAAAAAATAATTTTTATAAAAAAGCTTGACTTTATCAAAAATAATTCGTAGCTTTAATAGTTAAATCGAGGATAATAATGAAAAATATAAAAGAATCTAAAAGTGTATCCTATACGGAAAATGTTCATCCTGTTGTAGAACAGATGGAATCTGAATGGCCAGAGATGACTACAGAATTCAAAAGATTACAAAGAGAACAATATGAATTGTTCCTTAAAAAACAACATGACTATGGTCCTGGTAATATCTCTGTTGGAACTATGTTGCAAACAACAGATGAAGTTCATCTTGCATTGACTGGTTTATGGTTTCGTATGAATGATAAGATACAAAGACTTAAAAATATGTTGATGAGTAAAAGAGAATCTGCTGTTGATGAACCTATGGAGGATGCTTACTTAGATGTGAGTAATTATGGTATTATGGCAACAATAGTTAAGAATGGTAAGTGGGGTAAATGAAAAGTAAAGTTGTAATCTGTATACCGACATACGGAAGTGTATCAGCTTTACTATTTGGACAGTGGATAGGATTATCAGCTTGGTGTGCTAAAAATAATGTACCAATCGTCACTATAGAAAATAGAACACATAATGATGCGAGAAATTGGTTGGCAACTGCTGGTGGTGGTTTTCAAAAACCAAATCAGTTAATTAATCAAGTCGATTCCATAATATGGATTGATTCAGATCAGGTGTTTAGTATTGAAGATTTACAAAAATTGATAGATTGTGATGAAAAGTTTTGTACTGGTTGGTATTTAAAAGGTGATACTCCAATGGTTGCAAGATGGGATGAGAAAACATTTCTTAAAACAGGATATATGGATTTCTTAACAAAAGAAGAATTAGTTAAAGGTAATGGTAAGTTAATAGAAGTATCTTACTGTGGATTTGGATTCACAAAAACGCATGTAGATTTATTTAAAGACC